AACACCATGTTCTTCCACAATGGCGCCGAGCCCGGTGGGATCCTCGAAATCCCCGAGATTCTTTCAGACGAGGAGTTCGACAAGCTGGTGCAGCATTGGGAGCAGCAGCACAAGGGGGTCAACAACGCTCACAAGGTTGCGGTGGTGGAGGCGGGCACGTGGAAGGAACGCACCTACACCATGCGGGACATGCAGTTCGAGCAGTTGCGGAGGTTTTCACGTGAAACATTCCGCCAGGCGTGGGGGTTTCCCAAGCCCATGCTCGGCGATGTGGAGGACGTGAACCGGGCCAACGCCGAAGCAGCCTCGTTCGTCTTCGCCGATCAACTCCTGATCCCCCGGTTGCGACGCTGGCGGACCATGCTTAACGACGACTTCCTCCCCCAGTTCGGCACGATGGGCGAAGGCTACGAGTTCGACTTTGACGCCATCATTCCCCGCTCGGTGATGGACGAGCGCGAGGACAAGAGGATGGCAGCCCAGGCCGTCCAGATGCTTGTCGCTCAGAGATTCGACCCGGCCGAGTCTCTCGAAGCGTTCGGTCTCCCGCCCATCTCACATCTAGGTGACGTGGTTCCAGAACCTTCCAGTGATATGATCCCCATCGATGCGACCTAGCAATCTGCTCTCCGGGCGGCAGGTGTTCAGCGCTCTCAACCATGCGCCGACTCAAGGCGACTGGTACCGGATGGTAAATCTGGCTGCCGAGGACCGCGCCGAGATTTGGCTGTACGACGAGATCGGGATGATGGGCACTACCGCCGCCGACTTCGTGCGCAGTCTCGCCGACGTCAAGGCCAGCAAGATCGATCTCCACATCAACTCCAAGGGCGGAGACATCTTCGACGGGATCGCCATCTACAACGCCCTTCGCACGCATCATGCCTGGGTGAACGTCCAGGTCGACGCTCTCGCCGCCTCCATCGCCTCGGTGATCGCTCAGGCCGGCGACAAGCGGACCATGATCACCGGTTCACAAATGATGATCCACGAGGCGTGGGGGTTGATGATGGGCGACTCTGCCGATATGCGTGCCTACGCGGACATGCTCGACAAGCAGTCAGACACCATCGCCGGGATCTACGCGGAGCGATCAGGGGGTTCGGGGAAGAAAGCTCACTACCTGTCGCTGATGAAAGCGACGACGATGCTCACGGCGAAAGAAGCCGTTTCGGAGGGTCTTGCCGACGAAGTGGTCAAACCCAAGGCTACAGTTCTGGAAGAACCTGGCAGCCAGGATGAGGAGACGGTCGACATGGCCGCGTTTCTCGAATCAACAGAGGTCGAAGGAGCCTACATATGAAGCCCACTCTCTCCTACCCCTACGTGGAGAACCGAAGCCGGAAGATGCAGCCGTACTTCGGCCGGCCCCGCAACGAGGCCAAGGCCGCTGAACTGACTGTTCCGGAAACTCCCGAGGGGCTCGCCGAGTTCATCGCCGATCCAAAGAACTGGGAGCAGCTCCAGAAGGCTGAGCCTCAAGCCCGACTTGACTGGTTCGCCCAGTACAACAAGTCGGTCAACAAGGGCGAGGCTCTATCGAAGCAGATCGCCGAGCAGACCACGGCTACGGTCACTGAGTTCTTGAAGGATCACGGTGTCACCGACCGGCCCGACTTCTCCGAGCTGGCGAATGAGATCGTCACCAAGATGGGTCCCACCGCGGCCAAGCACCCTAACCCTCTCTACAACCCGAAGGCAATGGGCGCTTCGATCGACCACGAGTTCGAGAACTCCGCCGACTACTTCACGACCATCTGGCACAACACCGACCGCACCCCAGAGGTCGCGGCGAAGCTGACCCGCATCCGCAACGCGTTCAGCTCCAACGTGCCTTCGGAAGGTGGGTTCCTCATCCCCGAGAACCTCCGCTCCGAACTGCTCCGGGTAGCCCTCGAGACCTCGATCGTCCGTCCCCGGGCTCGGGTGGTTCCGATGGAATCCCTTCGGGTGCCGTTCCCGGCCATCGACTCGACCTCGAACGTGTCAAGCGTTCATGGTGGAGTGATCGGATATTGGACCGAAGAGGCCGGCGCGCTCACCGAGTCGGCAGCTTCGTTCGGTCGGATCGTCCTCGAAGCCAAGAAGCTGACCGCCTATACCGAAGTGCCGAACGAGCTTGTCTCCGATTCTGCCATTTCCTTCCAGGCGTTCATCGATGACATCTTCCCCGAGGCCCTGGCCTTCTACGAGGACATCGCGTTCTTCACCGGCAACGGCACCGGGGAACCCCTCGGGTTCTTGAACGGCTCCGCCGAGATCCAGGTAGCCAAGGAGAGCGGCCAATTGGCCGACACCATCGTCTGGGAGAACATCGTCAAGATGTACTCACGGATGCTCCCCTCGAGCTTGGGCCGGGCAGTGTGGATCGCTTCGATCAACACCTTCCCCGAACTCGCCACGATGGCCTTGTCGGTCGGTACAGGAGGCTCGGCGATCTGGCTCAACAACGGCGCCGAAGGGCCCCCGATGACGATCCTGGGACGCCCGGTGATCTTCACCGAGAAGGCCCCTGTCCTTGGCGATGCTGGCGACATCAACTTTGTCGACTTCGGGTTCTACTTGATCGGCGACCGTCAGGTGATGACCGCCAACAGCTCGGAGCACTTCAAGTTCCAGAACGACAAGACCGCATACCGGATCATCGAGCGTGTCGACGGACGGCCGTGGCTCAACTCGGCGATCACCCCACAGAACGGCGGCGACACCCTGTCACCGTTCGTGCAGATCGCAGCCCGCGCATAAGCAAGGCCAGCACCAAACCCCTGGCCCCAACATAAGGAGGACAAGAGATGGATGGACTAGGACGACTTTTCAACGTAGTGCCCAAAGCCTCGGGGATAGATATTCCCCTCAAGGCGGGTACCGCGGTCACCTTCGTCATCTACGAGGACGGCGGCGACACCCAGGCCACGGTCCAAGAAGGCATCGACGGCGCGTCCAACCAGGACCTCGATGTGGTGGACACTCTCTACTACGGCTCTGGTGTCGGTGGCGTGTGGGGCAAGGCAACCATCGCTACTCCCCTGGCGCTGATCCAGAAGAAGGATCACGGCCTCGGCGATGACACCGTCACATCAGACGCCGCGGTCATCTGTGTCGACGCTGCCGAATTGTCGGCGGGCTACAACACGGTGCAATGCACGGTGGACGCTGGAGAGTGCATCGCCATCCTGCACGATCTGACCGTGCAGCGTGCCCCCGAGAATCTGGCTGCTCTGGTATGAGCCAGTACCTAAAGCACGCTTCGACCCGGCTGGTAACCCAGGGAGTCCGAACCAAGAAGACCCTGGCTGGAGTGACCAATGCCACCCAAGCGCTGTTCACAGTGACCGGCGTGGTCATTATCCAGGGGATCGTCGGGTTCGTGACCACGGCAATGGACGGGACTACCACGTCGATCAACATCAACCACGATCCGACCATCGGCAGCGCAGTGAACCTATGCGCGGCGACTGTTGTCACGTCCGACGTGGCGGGCACCGTCTACGGCTATCTGGGCGACGCGATCACCACGCTCCTTGTCTCGTCGGGGACAACCGCCCCGAACGAGGCGATAGCCCCTATGCCGAATAGCAAGCAGGTGCTCACTCCCGGAGTGATCGGACTGGTCGGTACCGCCGCCGACGCTGGCGTCGTCGACTGGTATTGCCTGTGGACTCCCCTCTCTGACGATGGGCTAGTCGTCGCGGCATGAGCCACATGCTGGATCAGCGTGGGGTAGCGACCATCTCGGGGTACGCCCTGGGCAACGCTGCCGCCGGCGGGATCGGCCAAGGTCGACAGGTCAGTCTTGCCACAGCTCTCCCCCCCGCTGACGGGGTGTCACGGGACATCTTTTCCATCGATGGAGGGCGGGTGCTCATTACTGGTCTGCTCGGAGAGGTGACAGTGGCGATCCCAGCCGCGTCGATCGACTTCGACCTGGCCTTCGACCCTGACAACGCCGGCACCAACGTCGCTCTCGCTACCGCGCTGGTCTGCGACTCGGACGCCGCGGGCACCTACTACACCCTGAACGACACCTTCGGCGGGGCGCTGGTCACGTCAACCGCCAACGTCCTGCTGAACGCCATCCTCGAAGAGCCTTTCGCTCTCGGTGAAGGAGACATCGTGTGGACTACGACCGGCGCCGGACTGATCGGCACCACTGCCCGGGTGAAGTGGGATCTCTGGTATGTGCCTCTCGACGTGGGCGCGGTGGTCACATGACACCTAAGATCACCGTCCACGGAGGCCCCTCCTACCCCATCGGCGTCATCCCGCCTTCTACCCCTGAGTCTGAGGTCGTACCGGTTCCCCCCTCTCCGGTACGACCTCCCTCCAAAGCATCCAAGGCCGAGTGGGAGGCGTACGCGTCGAGTCTCGGTGTGAACGTCGAAGGGCTGAGCAAACCGAAGATCATCAAGGCCGTCGATAGCCTGAGGCTGTAGTCCATGTCGTGGGAGGAGCTATCAGCGATCCTCGACGAGCGCCGCGAGGAGGCAACCCGCAACGACCCGCCAGTCGCCTGCCCCAACGACGGCGAACCGCTTCTCACGGGCCCTGACGGGCAACTGTTCTGCCCCTTCGATTTCTGGAGACCCTGATGGCCCTGGCATACGCTGAAACCCTCCGAGACAACCAGCTAGACGAGATCACCTCGTTCGCGGGCACGTCGGCACTGCTCAGAATCTACGACGGATCCCGTCCTGCCACCGGGGGCGCTGCCACCACTCTCCTTGCCGAACTGACCTGTGACGGTACCGCCTTCGCTGCTGCCGCCACGGGCGCGGTGTTGACTCTCGAGGCCATCGTTGCGGACTCGTCGGCCAACGCGACCGCAACCGCGACCTGGTTTCGTATCGTCAAGTCGGACGGGACCACCCATGTCATGGACGGGGATGTGGGAACGTCGGGGTCTGACCTGAACTTGAACTCGGTTGCGATCACGACCGGGGCCGAAGTGTCGGTCACGTCCTTCACGATCACGGCCGGCAATGCGTAATGGTCGACACAGTCCGCACGCTTGCCGCCCTGCAAGCTCTTCTCGCCGATAACACCGCTGGCGATATTTCACCTCAGGATCACCGGGACGAACTGGTCTCGGTGTGGACTCCTGAATGGGTCCGCTATCTAGGGCATCGACTATCCGACGAAACCGCGCACGCTCTCGACGACTTCTTCGATTCGGACACGTCGGCGGATTACACGCAGACCACTCCGTCAGGGTCGGCCACACCTCAGATCGGCCGGGATGTCCTGTCGTGGTTGTATGCGGCTCAGACCACCCAGGACGTCATCCCGTTCACCAAGGCGTTCGGGGCGATCTCCCCGCCGATCACAATAGAAACCCACGTCAGGGCGTATGGGGAAGGGAAGCACACCGCTGGGCTGTGCTTCGCGGACGGGACCACTACGGCCAGCAACGTGATCGTCACAGGCCCCCTCGTCACCGGAGGCGCCACTGTTCCACTGTTCATCTGCTACAGCGGAACCATCACCCTCCTCGACACCGCGTCGATCAACCAGGGCACGCCCTATCCCGTTATGACTGGAGGCATGTACCTGCGGCTGGTGTGGAAGACCACCAACACCTTCCGAGCCGGGTTCTCGGTTGATGGTGTCACTTACACATCGGCAGGAGTCGGCGACATCACGGACACGCAGACCCCGACCCGGCTCGGCGTGTTCGTGTCGACCTACGGCGGCGGC